GGATGCCGTGGTGACTGATCCACCTTATGAAATTGGGTTCATGAATAAGGCATGGGACAGCACTGGTGTGGCCTTTGACCCAGCCCTGTGGGCTGAAGTGTTACGGGTGGTGAAGCCAGGTGGTCATCTGCTGGCGTTCAGTGGCACCAAAACCTACCACAGGATGGTGGTGGCAATCGAAGATGCAGGCTGGCAGATCAGGGACCAACTTGCTTGGGTTTATTCCAGTGGTTTTCCAAAGTCACTGAACGTCCAGAAGGCCACCCAGGATGATCAGTATGAAGGCTGGGGCACTGCCCTGAAGCCTGCCCATGAACCCATTGTGCTGACCAGGAAGCCCCTGCAGGGGACTGTGGCCAATAACGTCCAGGAATGGGGCACTGGTGGCCTCAACATTGATGCATGCCGGGTACCATTTGCCAGTGCTGCTGACAGGGAAAAGATGGCCAGTGCAAAGTGGCATGTGAACCCCAGTTCAAGCAGGGATGATTCACCAGGCTTTGTCGCCTCCAACAAAGCAGGGGACGTCCTGGATGGTCTGGACCACTTGAATGAACTGGGAAGGTGGCCAGGAAACTTCCTGCATGACGGCAGCCAGATGGTGCTGGATCTGTTCCCTGGTGGCCAGCCATCAAAGAAAAAACGAACTGGAAACAGGGGTGGATCAGCATGGCATGGAAAGAATAACTTTGGTTCACCTGAATCTGAAGGAACATGGCCAGCAGATCCAGGTGGTTCAGCTTCAAGGTTTTTTTACTGTCCAAAGGCTGGCAAGTCTGAAAGGGAACTGGGCCTGGATGCCCTGGACGATGAAATCATGAATCGAACCAATCCAGGTGGTATGGAACACGATCCAAAGTGGGCACCACGGATCAGGAAGAACATTCATCCCACAGTGAAACCAGTGGCCCTGATGCAGTACTTGGTCAGACTGGTGACGCCACCAGGTGGCCTGGTACTGGATCCGTTCACTGGTTCAGGCAGTACTGGCGTGGCTGCCATCCGGGAAGGCTTCCGGTTCTGTGGCGTAGAAGCAAACCCTGATTATCTGGAAATCATCAGGGCCAGGCTGCAGGCAGCCAGATGAAGATCGTCCTGCCACCACTCCATGCCCTTCAGATGGATGTGGCGAGACACCCAGCTAGATTTAAGATCCTGGTTTGTGGAAGAAGGTGGGGCAAAACACGCCTGGGTTCCTGCCTGGCACTGAAGGCTGCCCTGGAAGGCAAACGGGTATGGTGGGTGGCCCCCACCTATTCCATTTCAAACATTTCCTGGTCCATGATCAGGCCCATGGCTGTGTCTGCAGGGGCAGACATCATGGAATCCACCAGGACTGCCAGGTTCACCAGTGGTGGGTTCATCAGTTGTAAGTCAGGGGACCAGCCAAACAATTTGCGTGGTGAAAGCCTGGACCTGGTGCTGCTGGATGAAGCTGACTTCCTGGATGAAGTGGTATGGACTGAGGTTCTCAGGCCAGCCCTGGCAGACAGGAAGGGCCATGCCATCATGATCAGCACACCTAACACGGAAGGTGGATGGTTCCACCAGTTGTTCCTGCAGGGCCAGGAAGGCCACCCTGATATAACTTCATGGCAGTTCCCCAGTGTTACCAATCCATTCCTGGATCCTGATGAAATCCTAAGTGCCAGGCAGTCATTGCCAGAGATTGTTTTCAAACGTGAGTTTATGGCTGAATTTGTCAGTTCCAGCGGGGCACTGCTGAAGGAAGCCTGGCTGAACTGGGGCAGCCCCCCACCTCGAGAAAACCTGTCAGTCAGTATTGGTGTGGACCTGGCCATCAGTACCAAGGATGGGGCTGACTATACAGCCATGGTCGCAGTGGGCAAGGATCAGGAAGGCAGGATCTGGATCCTGGATGTCACCAGGGCCAGGCTTCCATTTGATGGTGTACTGAAGTTCATTAAAGCCTTCTCTGCTCAGTGGTCACCTGACGTGGTGGCAATCGAAACGGTACAGTATCAAGCGGCAGTGGTGACTGAACTGCTCAGGACCACTAATCTTCCAGTTATTGGCATCAGACCTGACAGGGATAAAGTTACCCGGTTCTTCCCCCTTCAGGCCAGGTTTGAACAGGGGCTGGTATGGCTGGCCCAGGATCTGCCTCTGGAATTCAAACGGGAACTGCTGGGCTTTCCAGTTGGGGCACATGATGACTGGGTGGATGCTTTGGTGTACGGGTACCAGGCATCATTGAATGGCACTGTAGCCATGTCCTAACATGGCCTTTAGGGGGAACACATGGCACTAAAAGATCGTTTCAACGCAGCCCTGAAGGCCTGGCGCCTGGGTGGAAACAGCATGAATGCCAGACTGGATGACCAGTTTGCTTCCCTGCTGGCTGCAAACCCCAGGAAGCCCACCAGTGATCTGGTCCAGCTATCCACTTCCGTTTATTCAGCCATTGATCTCAGGGCATCCACTGTTAGCAGCATTCCGATTAGGCTAATTCAAAATACCAGGGAAGGCCATCAGGAAGTGACCAGCCACCCTGTGCTGGACTTGCTGAAGTATGTGAACCCATTCTGGACGTTTCCCAGACTGATGCAGTCCATCGAAATGTCCATGTGTGTTTATGGCCAGGCCTTTGTGGTTGTGGAACGTGATAACCGTGGCCAGCCCATGGAACTCTGGTTTGCCCTGGCAAACCAGATGAAGGTGATAAACCACGCCACTGAATATATTTCTGGCTTTGCATATGACACTGGGTTTGGTCAGCCGATTGCTTTGGACCGTCAGGATGTCATCTGGATCCGTGGTGTCATGGATCCTAAAAATGAGTTTCGTTGCCTTTCCCCTCTAGAGGCAGCAAAAGTTTCAATTGAATCCAGCCTCGAGGCCATGGTCAGTAACAGGGCAATTTTCAGCAATGGATTGAACCCTGGTGGAATCCTGTCACCAAAGGATTCAGGGGTGACTTTAACCAGGGAACAAAGGCAGCAGATTGAAGAGCAACTGAACCTCAGATTGAAGGGGGCAGACAAAGCCCACAAACTTGCTGTGTTCAGTCATCCCATGCAGCTGGACACACCACAGCTGACACCAGAGGATGCCCAGTTCATGCAGCTGCTGGGCTGGACCACTCTGGATGTGTGTAGGGTTTTTAAGATCCCACCTACCAAACTGATGGACTTCAGTTCTGCCACTTATTCAAACGTAGAACAGGCAGACAAAGCCTTCTTCAACGATTGCATCATCCCTGAATCCAGACGGATTGCTGCAGAGTTCACGGAACAATTGGTCAGCGGATATAGCCAGGATCTGATTCTGGAATTTGACTTCAGTAAGATCCCCAGCCTGCAGGAAGACCAGACGGAAATTGTCAGCCAGATGCAAGCCCTGGTGAGCATGGGTGTGCCCCTGAACAAAGTTTTGTCAGAGTATAAGCCTGAACTGCTTCCACCTGGCCAGGAAGGCTATTCCTGGGGCAATGAACGAGCCATGCCGTTTGGCCTGGGCCTGGGCCAGCCTGAATCCAGGCCGTTTGGCCTGGGCCTGGGCCAGCCTGAAGCCCAGCCAGTCCAGCAGGCTATTTCTGGTTCCGTTCAGTTAAAAAAAAACGGCATAATTCCACCCTTTGGATCTGAAGCCCATAAACTGGCTATCAGGGCCAGGGACAGACAGACCATGAAGTATGAAGCCAGGGCCAGGAAAGCCATAAGGCAGGCCCAGGAGCAGATCAAAGATCGTCTGGTGGAATTGATTCAGCAGCCTGCCCGGAAGGATGCACTGAATTCAGACTTTGGTGGTCTGGAATCCGACGAGGAAGGTATCCGGATCATTCGTGATGCATATGATGATGCCGGCATTTTAACTGTGGTCAGAGACACCACAACAGCAGGTGGCAACAGGGCACTGGCAGGTCTAAGACTGGGAATCAGGTTTGACCTGAACAATCCTTCAGCTGAACGTTTTCTGGCCACCAGAGAACAGAGGTTTGCTCAAATGATCCCTGAAGACCAGTGGGCTGAACTGAAGCGGGTAATGCTGCAGGCCATGGAATCCGGGGAAGGAACAGACGGCATGATCGCTGCAGTCAGGGACAGTGGGGTGGTGTCTGCTGCCAGGGCTGAAATGGTGGCTAGGACTGAAGTCATTGGGGCATACAATGGGGGCCTGGAAGCAGGCTGGCAGCAGTCAGGGCTGGAAGGCCAGAAGGTTTGGCTGGCTGCCCTGGATAATCGTACCCGTGAAAGCCACAGGGAAGCCCATGGCCAGATGGTGGGCCTGGATCAGGAATTCACAGTGGGGGAAGTGAACACTAGGGGGCCAGGCCAGACTGGTGTTGCTAGTGAAGACATTAATTGTCGCTGCAGCATGGACTTCATCCCTGGATAAGTCAGGGCTTGAATGCCTGAAAAAAGGTAGGGATAATGATCAAAGTAATTGAACATGAGTCCCAGGAAGCAGCCAGGAATGCTGCTGAAGTTGATTGCAAAAAGGATCCATTTGCAAGATTTAGCATGGTGACGGAAGGCTATCTGGTGATCAGTAAGTTTAGAAAGCCCGTGTATCATAAGTGCAAAATGCATGAATATGGGGCAGACCATTAATGCCGATTACTGACTTTCCTGGTCCTGGTGATGATAAGTCTGTTTCACTGGATAGCAGTCAATTTCCTGCCTTCCCAGTTGGATATGCCAAAGACCTGATGAAAAACTGGCCTGGCATCTGGGATGAAGGGGGAAATATACTGGGAAATAAACAGTTTGACCTGCTGGCCCCCATGGCATCTGAAAACCGTGGCCCTGATTCAGATCAGGAAGAGGAAGCAGTCAGACTCAGGGAAGCATGGGCAGCCAGACATTTCAGGGACTTCCAGTTGCCTGGTGTGGTGGCCCAGATGAAGTGGCTGGTTATCGGAAGCAGGGGGCTGGACCATATGAAGAAAGTGATCCAGGAAGCCAAAGATCAGGCCAATCAGAAGACTTTGAATGATGCTCTGGACCATGGCCAGTCAGCAATTGATGGCATCATCTGCCAGAAGGCAGATGGCGCCAGTTTCATCATTTCCACTGATGCAATTGATCGCCAGGGTGAAGTGGTTGATCAGGATGGGTGGGACTTCAGCAATTGGATGTCCAATCCAGTAATCCTGGACAGTCACAAGTATGAAACTATTGATGACATCATTGGAAAGGGTATTGGCAAGCCTTACCGTGTGCAGAATGGCTGGGCAATTGACGTCCAGTTTGCGGACACCACCAGGGGCCAGTTGGCCAAACGCCTGGTGGATAGTGGCATGCTCAAGACTGTCAGTGTTGGCTTCCGTTCCCTTCAGAGGAAGCCTGATGGTGGTGTTATGCGCCACGTTAAACAGGAACTGCTGGAAGTGTCCCTGGTGGCCATACCAGCAAATCCCCAGGCAATCCGTATCAAAGGAGCTGAAATGAAGCCTGAAGATGAAATTGAAGGCATGAAGCCTGAAGCCCAGCCCCAGAAGGTCACAAAAGACATTGAAATGTTGCGGAAGTTGCGTGATCTGCTGGTGGATGCCGTGGCCCAGGCTGAAGCTATCATCCAGTATTATGATGAAGCTGAAGGGGAAGAATCCCCTGAAGTTCCGTCAGTCGGTGCTGAACCTGCCCCTGTGGTGGCAGATGCTGCTAAAAAGGTTCCCAGTGTTAATGCCCTGCAGCAGCTGCTTGCTGCATTCAAGCCCTGAAGGGGGAAATAATGTCAGAAGTTGATAAGCTGCTGGGTGAACTGGCAGCCAAAGTTCAAAACATTCCTGGTGACGTGAACAGTCGTCTGGAAGCAGTCGAAAAGGAACTGAAGGCCAGCCCTGAACTGGCGCGCAAAATCCGCTTCAATGGTGATGCCAACACGGCTGGTTCCAAGTTTGCTGGTCTGACCAGCGCTGACATCCAAATCCTGCATGGCATTTCCAAAGGCCTGAAGAACGGACCTAGCGAGGAACTGGAAAATGCCTATCAGCATGTTTCCAATCATTACATCAACAACACCAAAACTGATGTGGTTCCTTATCGTAAGGCCACTCAGAATGAAGGTGCTGCTGGCTTTGGTCAGGAACTGGTTGGCGTTCAGTACATGAACGAACTCTGGGATGCTGCTCGTCAGGATTCCCGTGTTTTCAGCCTGCTGGACACGTTTGAAATGAACCAGGCCAGTGCATACCTTCCGGTGGTTGCGGATCTTCCTGAACCCCAGTACCTGGGTGAAAATACCACGGAAAATTCGTTCCTGGCTGGAACTGGACGTGTTGGTTCTAACCGGGTACTGGTTTCAGCTAAGAAGATGCTGATTAACCAGATCTGGACTTATGAACTGGAAGAAGACGCCATCATTCCCTTCCTGCCGTTCATCCGGGCTCAGATCGCTGCCAGCCTGGCGTTCTACTCTGATGCAGTGGTTCTGAATGGTGACACCACAAATGCTGCCACGGGTAATATCAACTTGGATGACGCAGATCCTGCAGACACTAAGTATTACCTGGCCTTTGATGGCTTGCGGAAAGTCGGATTGGTCGATAACACTGCTAACCGACTTGATGAAGGTGGTGCCCTGGAACTGGCTTCCATTGCTGCCCTGAAGGGCCTGATGATGGATCGTAATAATTTGATTGATTGGGGCCACCCTGTCCGGTCCAGCGATCTGATTTATGTCTGTGATCCCCAGACTGCTGACAAACTGGTTCAGCTGGACCA